CACTACACCAGCTAGAGATAGTAAAACATATGGTTTTGTTAGAACTACAGGCAAATTTAGAGGAATGTCCTCAAGATGGAATGATGAAATTCAAAATCAAGAAACAGCTGATATTAGTAATTCAAGTTTACCGGGATATTCTGGTAGTCCAGTTATGGATGCGGAAGGTTGTTGTGTAGGAATTGCTGTGGGTGGAGATGAAAGAAATGATAAAGATAATGCAATGTTGCCGTTTGATGCCGATTTAATAATGTGGATCAACGGCCAAAAAAACTTTTAGCTCCCCTAAGAAATCTTACTCAAGATGATTTAGAAAAATACTATCCTAATGTAGCAGATAGATTAATGACAGGTAAACAAGCAGAAAAATGGTTAGAAGAAATATATCCTAAAGAACTTAGGGGTTTTAGTGTTTTTTATATAGCTGAAGAATATTTTTCGTGGAGTAATATACAACGAAATAAATTAGAATTATTTAGTAAAGAAAAAGATGTAAATGTATGTAAATATTTATATAGTATACACAAAATAGAATCTGATAAATGGGCTAGAACTAATACTAAAATGAGAAATATAGCATCAGAATTAACTAAATATGAAGAGAGAAATTATTATGGATTCGATGATGAAAAATTAGAAATAATTAAACAATTTTGTTTTATAGAGTGGTTACCCTTAACTCGAGGGTGTAATGTGTTATCATTTGAAGAATGCATATTATTAGTTGATATGACTAAATCACCAGGTCGTCCTTGGACTGACGCACCATATTATTTTAAAACTAAAGGAGAAATGTGGGTTAAATTAGGTTTAGCTCCACATATACAATTGAGAGATAATTTGTATAACAGTATTTTTACTGTTTATCCTAAAAATATGGTTGCAGAAAAAGAAAAAATAATTAATAAAAAATATAGAAGTTTTTGTGTTGCTCCATTTCCTTATCATTTGAACATGATGAGGTTTTGTTGTGAATTTAACCATAGAATAGCACTTAATCCAGAAGATCAACCTATGTTTATTGGGTTTAATGAATTTGATGGGGGATGGCATTCTTGGCAAATGAAAAAGAAAAAATTTAAAAAATGTTACTGTTTTGATATTAGTAAATGTGATTCTACAGTTATAGAATTATTTTATTATATAGAATTTTTATTAAGATGGG